ATGCACTCCTGGACGTGATGCTCGACGAGCTCGAAGTCAACTCAGATGGCACACTCCAGCGCCCTATTGTTTCGGCATGGGAGCAAGCAATTTCTGGAGCTATTGACAACAACATGACGGCTGTCGGTGAGCTGAGTGCAGTAGACGGTAGTGGCTGCGAAGTATTTATTGATCCGACACAGGATGTAGTGAGTACGAGTCGCATAGACATTAACGTATCAGTACGCCCTCACGGTTATGCTCGATTCATCGATGTTAAGTTAGGTTTTACAGTTAACTCTTAATTCTTAAAGTGAAATATGGATACACGAGAATATGAATGGAGCGATGTGAATGTGGTTGTCGCTGGTCGGCTCGTAACCGGTATTCGCGGTATTAAGTATTCTGGCAAACAGGAGAAAGAAGCCGTGTTTGCAAAGGGTAACAAGCCGCACAGTATTCAGCGCGGAAACAAAAGCTATGAAGGAGAGTTAACTCTTCTTCAGAGCGAGTACGAAGCGCTGAGTCAGGCAAGCGGTGGTGATATTCTTGACGCGAGCTTTGACATAGTGGCTCAGTATGGTAATCCCTCTCAGGGTGATGCAATTGTAACCGACATTCTTATCGGTGCTGAGTTCACAGAGGACAATACGGAGTGGACTCAGGGCGACAAATTCCAAGAGAAGACGATTCCTTTCGTTTTCCTCAACAAAAAGAAGGGGTAAAAACAATGATGCGCATCATCGATGCCATTCATGCGCATGATTGAGGTCAATGATGCGCATGAACCAAAATAACGATAATAATACATGATTGATTTAATTCGTAAAAAGGGTATCAACCCACAGACAAAAACATCTATATATTTCCCTCAGTGGACACGTGTTGCAACAACAGACAACATGCAGCTCGCTGCACGTGTAGCACGCGGAGAAACATTCTCAAAGGGTGATGTTGCAGGAGTAACAGCCGCACTCCCAGAGTATCTTATCGACGAACTTCTCAACGGTAACGCTGTGAAGCTCGACGGAATGGGAACTTTCAAGCTAAAGGTGAGCGGCAAGAGTGCAGCCGTAAAGGAGAAGGTTACAACTGCCGACATGAAGATTGAAGTTGTGTTCACTCCTGCGGAAAACCTCCAGTCACGTCTCAACGATGAGGCTAAGTTCCGATTTGTAGAGAAGCCAAGCGACGAAGGCAAGCAGGATGCTGAGGAAGGTAGTGAGAACGCTCAGACACCAACGCCAGCAACTCCAGAACCTGGCAACGGTGACGAAGATATTTAATTAATTCAGCAGCGTTTGAGCTGTGTTCAAACGCCGTTCAAACGCTGTTCAAAAACCAATTTACGCGTATGAAATACACCAAAGAACAAGTACAGGAATGGAAGAAAAAGCATGGCGAGTTATTCGAGATTAGTATTGACGGAAAGTCTTGCATTCTTCATAAACCAACTCGCACGGATCTGAGTTACGTATCGGTCGTTAAAGATCCGATAAAAATGTCGGAGGTCATGCTGAAGCAATGCTGGGTAGATGGCGACATGGAGATTCAGGAAGAGGATGACCTTTTCATGGCCGTTGTGGGCAAGATGGAGGAAGTTATCAAAGTCAAGGAGGCTGAGATAAAAAAACTCTAGAGGATGCAGGATTGAATGAATTCGGAGCGTCTGACATCCTTTTTATCGATACGATGCTCCGATACTACATGCACATCGAACCTGGCACTCTTCCTGATGAAGCATGGGCATTTACAATCAAGTACTTACGAGAAATCAGAAAAATGGAGGCAAAACATGGCTAATATAGTAGACTTTTTAATACGGCTAAAAGCAGATGCTAAAGCAGTGTCGCAAGCATCAAGACAAGCAGAGGGCGACCTCCAGCGCGTTGAGCGTTCGGCCAACAGCGTGGGCGGTGCTCTCCGTAAGGCTTTCTCTTTCTCTAATTTCTCAAGCTCGTTGATGTCAATTCCTGGCATGCAGTTCTTAATGAACCCTTACACCATAATCGGCAGCGGCATAGGTGCGATTACTGCGCTGGGGGCACAAGTAGAACAGACGAGTGTAGCATTCAAGACACTTGTCGGAAGTGAGACGGCAGCAGCCGACATGCTTCGCGACATCAACGACTTTGCGGCAAAAACGCCATTTAACAACCTTGACCTCGTCGACAACGCTAAGATGATGCTTTCGTTTGGCGTTCAGACAAACAAGGTTGTCGGTTATCTTCGTCAGCTCGGAGATATAGCAGGAGGCGACAAGAATAGACTTAACTCGTTAGCTCTTGTCTTCGGACAGGTTCAGAGTGCTGACAAGTTGATGGGTCAAGATTTATTGCAATTCATTAATCAGGGCTTTAACCCTCTAAAGGAATTGCAGGAAATGACTGGCAAATCTTACGCTAAACTCCAGGACATGATGAGTAAGGGCCAGATAAGTGCCGACATGGTGGCGGCAGCTATTCAGAGAGCCACATCTGAAGGGGGCAAGTTCTACGGCATGAATGAGCAACTCGCTGAAACTGTTAGTGGTAAATGGTCGACTCTGATAGGTCAGATACAACAGTATGCCGTCGCTATTTTCGATAAATTGCAGCCTGCGATTCTTGCGGTGATGGATGCAGTTATGGGGACAATAAACTTCCTCGTTAAGTGGCGCACGGAGATTGCATACATAGCCAGCGTGGTGGGTGTTGCTGTTGTTGCTCTGAACGCTTACACCATAGCAGTAACGGCGGTGAGTGCAGCGACGAGAGCGTGGGCAGCAATTCAAGCTGTCATGAATGTAATATTATCACTCAATCCTATTGGTCTCGTTGTTATAGCAGTTGCTGCGCTCGCTGCGGCAGTTGTTTATTGCTGGAACAAATTCGCTGTATTTCGTGCAGTGATCTTAACCGTTTGGGACACGGTTAAAGGCTTTGGCGACATTCTGAAAGCGTATATCATAGATAGAATTCAGACCATTCTCTCAGGACTCGGAAAGGTAGGCTCAGCAATAGCTAAGATATTCAAGGGAGATTATCGTGGGGCACTTGCTGATGCAAAGTCTGGTGTGGCTGACCTAAGTGGAGTGAATTCGGCTAAGAAGTTGGCAGCAGACACAACGATGTTAGCAGGGGGCAGCTTTGCCAAGAACCTAGCTCGCGAACAGGCTAAGCAGCAGAAAGGCGGTGCGAAGAACTCGGCAAAGATTAGCACTCCAGGCACAGCCGGCAGCATGGCAATGGACAGCATTCTCGGAGGAAATGGTTCTGTTAGTGATGCAGCCAAGTCAACAGCCTCAGCGGTGGCGACTGGTGGAACTCGCAACACAACAATTCACATGCAGATTGGCAAGTTCTTCGACAATATCAATGTCACGATGAACGATAAAACCGACACTGCGGGCATCGAGAAAACGGTAGTTGAATGTATGAATAGAGCGCTAGCTATAGCGACATCAACGGAATAGGCTTATGAAGATAGAGACAGCAGTCATACATCACTCACTCATGTTTGAGTTTCTGCCAACCTTGACAGCGGCTCATCCAATTAAGGGCGTGTGGATAGTGAATATTGGATTCGGCAATTACACTTTAGATATACAGTTAACGACGAATGGATGCAAGTAGATTCATATTGAAGAACCTAGCGTTAAGGGCTATGGGAGCAACAAAGTTCCCTCCATACGCCTTATTTCGTGAAAACAATTTTCACGGGATAAATACCGGCTACATGTCGGGGGCGGTGGAAATCCCGAGCTCGCAAGGCTTTGACCTTGACGTTCTATCTGATGAGGAACTGGAGGATGTTGTCCGTACAAATGCGCTGGGCATTCCTATGACATTACCGTTAAGCCTTAAACTGAATGAGGCAAATGCTCAGGAGTGGCTTTTACCCGTTGAGCCTCTTATCAGTATAACAGGCAGTAATGTTCTTATTCGTCGGCAGGTCAATAAGGGCAAGGTTCGCGGATCAATCAAGGAACGCTGGACACAGGACGATTACAACATTCATATAGAGGGAGTGCTAATGTCGCAAGATGGCAGCTACCCGAAGGCGGATGTAATGAGGTTAAGGCAATTTTGCGAAGCTGGCAATGTTCAGATGCTTAACGCTCTGTTAGATATATTCGGAATTAAACAAGTCGCCATATCGTCCTGGTCAATTCCATTCACAAGTGGAAAGTCAAATCAGAACTACACGATTGACGCATACAGCGATGATGTAGCAAAGCTATTGCTAACAAAAGAAGAATTATCAATTAATTAAATTATACAGTATGTACACAATGGATTTCAACATAACGATTGGCAGTTACACGCTCGGACTTCTTGATAAGGTCGAGATACGTAAGAGTGTTGAAGTTCTGTGTGATACGGCAACTATAACCTTGCCCGCTGCGATGTATAATCAAGCGCTGTCAGTAGAGGATAAAATTAAGCGCGGTGATGAGGTTGTTATCCAGTTAGGATATAAGGAGACTGGACTACGTGAGGAATTCCGCGGCTATCTCAGGAAGATTAGCACAGACGGAGGACGTATAACTCTGTACTGCGAAGATGCTTTATTCTTAACGCGTAAGTCGATGGCTAACGAAGTATTGCAGAATGTAACGGTTAACGAATTATTGCAAAAAGTCGTTACATCTTGCAATCTCGATTTAGAAATAGACAACTCTTACAGTTGGACGTATAAGAGTTTTGTCATCAACTATGCAACAGGGCTCGACGTTCTCAAGAAGATTCAAGAAGAATGTGGTGCGGATATATACATCAAGGACGGTGTTCTTCACGTACACCCTCCAGGCGAAGAAGTGGGCGAAGTACGTTATTACGATTTTGCTTATAACATCGAAGACGAACAACTAACGTACAGAACTGCGGCCGACAAAAAGATAAGTGTAATCGTTAAGGCTGTTGAGGCTGACGGAATAGTAAAGGAAGTGGAGTGTGGAGCTACTGGTGGCGAGCGAATAGAAGTGAGGTGCGGAGATAGCAGTACGGCAGCGATGCAAGAACGTGGCGATGCAGAAGTAAAACGTCGAACATATGACGGTTACGAGGGCAACATTACAGGGTGGCTAATTCCTGCATGCGAACCTTCGGATTCGGTGATAATTCACGATTACGATTATTCGCAAAAAGATGGCAAGTACTTCGTTGCTGCGGTCACAACGACTTTCAGCAGAGATGGAGGAAAGCGAGAAATAACGTTAGGTTTTAGACTATTATAATATATGGATCAGTACAGAGAACTATTAGACAGGTTGCAACAGATAGCCGGCAAAGCTCAGTCTACATGCTTGTATCAAGGTACGGTGACGAGTGTAGAGGGTGCAACATGCACAGTGCAGTTGGGCAGTCTGAGCGTGCCAGGTGTTAAACTTCGGGCAAGCGTCAAGGCTGAAAGTAGTCAGTTGCTGGTAGTTCCTGCAATTGGTTCAGATGTTATAATTGGCAGCCTCAGCGGTGACCTTGACAGCCTTACGGTTCTTGCTGTTGACAAAGTGGAGAGCATTACCATTAACGGGGGAACTCTCGGAGGACTAATCAATATAGACACCTTGACGGAACGCCTTAACGAGCTGGTGAATGTATTCAACTCTCACACTCATCCGGCTACTTCAGGCACAACATCGCCAACACTTACGCCAGCCTCTTCATTTGTCTCGGCAGACTACGAAGATGATACAATTACACACTGATTGAACAGTGATTTAACGGTGTTTGAGCGCCATTTGAACAGTGAAAATCATAAATCATAACGAGATATGAATGGAATACAATTACAATTTGACAGCGACGGCCTTTTGACTCCAGTCATCGAGAACGGCAGTATGGCAGTGGGGGATGTGAAGAACCAGAACACGGCTCTCATCTTGTCGCTCCATGAGGGAGAGCTC